CTCTTTGAGTTGGGCTGTAGTCACCTACAATCTCGCCTGTCTGCATAAAAACATCACGAGGATCACGCTTATCTTTACCTGCTGTTTTTGATGCATTAGCTCTTCTAGTGGCAGCAGCAGTTCTTGCAGCCCGTGAAGTATCTGCAACATCTTTAGCTTCCATTTCTTTAAGACGACGCTTTTGTGCTGGAGTAGCTTTTCCTTCACGAACAAGTGCTTCAAGCTGAACTTTTGTTTTTGCTCTAGCTGTAGAACCTTTACTTCTACTTTCTTTTACAATCCCGCCGGGAACAGACTCCTTACCCCTAGTAATCTTTTCCTGTCCTTGAACGCGACGACCTTCAACTGCACGACCTACTCTTGCTGATCCACCAGTTTCAGGATCAAGACGTGCACCTTCAGGTTCTGAAACCTGACGAGGCTTTTTCTCTTTAGGCTTTGGTGTGTTTTTAGGACGATTTAAAAGTCGTCTTTTAACTAAAGACATTGCAAGTTTTTTAACCATTATTTTGTACTCTTCATTGCTTTACCGTAACCACGTTGTGCAGCACCACAACCACGAGGCTTACCAACCTTACCACCTTTTTTAAACTTACCAGTTGTATTAAATTCATCACCAATTTTAAAATCTTTACTCTTGGTCATGTTAATAACTTCAGGTTCGTTTTCACCTGACTTGGAAAGTTTTTTACCAATCATGTAAGCAGGGCTAAATGCAGATAGTACATTTTCAGGACCACCCTTTGCTAAAGCATACGCAGGTGAAAGGTAAGAAAGAAGCCCACCCTTTGCATAATTACGTTTTGTCTTTTTCATTACTTTGTACCTTTCATTGCTCTGCCATAGCCACGAAGAGCCATGCCAACACCACGAGGTCTAGAAGATTTTTTAGCTACCTTGCCACCTTTCTTGCGACCACCAATACGCTCTTGCATCATTTCAAGAACGTCTTTAGTTGTTTCTTCACCTGAAGGATACTCCCCACGCATCATATCTTGAATCTGTTCACGAGCATAGCCGGGATTTTTATTGCTAAAGTTACGACCAGTACCTACACCACCTTGGAAGGCTTCACGCCCCATGCGGCTCATAAACTCTTCACCAGTTTCATTCTCTTGTTTAGAGATCATATCACGTGCACGTTTGCGGGTCATGCCTTCTTTAGCAGTAACCTTACCTCGTGTACCTTTTGGAACTACAGTTGTTTCAGCTTCATCTGGACGACTACGCATACCTTTCCCAAGCTCTTTACGCTGTTCAGCTTTTGAAGTTTTAGGTGTAAGTTTACGTGCTTTGCGTGTACCAGTAGGTGTTTGTCTTGGGGCTGAAGCACCTTTCTTTTTTGCACGTTCCTTCTTTTTATAAGCTTCACGTGCATCACGCTGCATCTGCTTCTTAGCATCCTTAACAGCTTCATCACCGTATTTCTTTACGGCTTCACCCCTGCCTTTTGAACCGGCAAACTTAATAATTTCACGAGCAATTTTTGCAGTAATAGCCATTTACTTTCTCCGAATAAGTTTTTTAATTCGCATTGGGAATGATTGTATTGTCGCCACCAGCCGGAGAAAAAGGCGACTGCATGTCGTCGCGCCTTGTACGACGAGCTTGATTCCTTTGCAAATCCAAGATTTGATTGTAGACATTTTGATAAGTCCCTACTTGTGAATAGTTCTTCATGAATAACATAGCCTCAATCATTGACGCATTGAACAAAAGATCATATGCGTAATCACTAAAGTAATTATTTTGATTTGCTGAAGTTAATGCGGTAGGTTTGTTAACATGAACAATTTCACCATTAACTGTAGAGGCGGGTGTTGGTGCAATTAAAATTGTTGTATTATTTCTTCTTGCATAATACTTTGGCTCTGACGTTGAAGCTGAAACAGGCCAGTAGTCATTAATAAATTCATCGGTACGCTGAAGAAGATTAATCTTGGAACCATCGCTTGTAATATTTACATTCTTAACAATACGAGTTCCTGAAGGAAGTGTTACCTTGTTATTTCCTGCAGACACTGCAACAGACGTGTACGTAACCAAACCATAATCGTCAAGGTCTTTTGTCAATCGCTCTTCAGCACGGTTGACCATCTTAGGAATATAATTATAAAACTCTGTAGAGTCATCCTCTGCAGCAGCTATAATATCACCAACAAGGTAAGTGTAATTAGCCATAGAAAACCGTAGTCGTAGCAGTAGAGGTTGGTGCTGAAACTTTTACTGAACCATACATTCTTACGCCAAGGCCGGGAAGATAAACATCATTAACGTCATTAGCTGTTGTATTAACATACTTGATGTTGTTTCCGTTTACTGTGCCATAGACATCGGTTTCAGTTCCTGTAATTAGAAACGTACCAACGCCTGAAGACTGAACTGCATGAAGCCTTGTATCAGTAACAGTAACGCTGGTAACCGTGTCAAGCACTGCACCACTACCAGTTACAAAGCCTACTCTAATATTTGATGCCATGATGTTCCTCAATCATTTAAGCGATATTGTTTACATTATATCGCATTAGTTAGCACAAACAAAGCAGAGAAGGGACATTACTTTTCGTAACACCCCTTCTCCTTTTTGTTTACCCAGCTAAGTTAATTAGCTTGGGTTTGCGCCAAAGAAACCGCGCCAGTCAGACCAGCCGAAGCTATAACGCTCACGGGCCTTAAAGCGAAGGTTGCCTGTGTCGAAGTCCTCTTCCATCTTGGTGGCGAGAGGTGCACGGACAAACATCTTTGTACCGTTAGGTACATCGGTCTTAAGGAACCAGTTGTTCGTATCAGTGAAGCGACGGTTTACAAAGAAACCACCGGGAACCATACCCTGATTACGAACACTGTTGATGTCATTGACGTTAGTTGCACCAACGGTAGAACTGTTGGGGTTAACGGCAATTGTGGTTGACATCGTGCTGTTAAGAACCTGATCGGCAGTAAATACTAGATCGGTTGGAACATGCAGTGAAACTGCCTGTGCACCGATTAGAATACCACGGTCGTCCTTAATCTTAGAGATGGCAATAAGACCAGCCTCTAGTGAAGACTCACTCAGATCAGAAGCGCCAATTACGTTGGACTGGTTGCCGCTGATGGTTGGGTGAGAAGCAGAGAATAGGGCAACGCCGTCGCCACCTGCATAGGAACCACCAGTGAAACCGTTGTTGAAAACATCGGCGGCTTTGACCTGCTTGGTGTTAGCCATTGCACGGGCAAGACCACGTGCACGAAGCTTGGAGAACGTATCATAAAGATTGTCTTCCATTGCTTCTTCAGTGATGGCAAATGCAAGTGCTACAGTCTCGTGTGTATAACGAGCGGTGTAGCCTTCCTGTGCCTGATCGTACTGGACTGCAGCACCTTCACCCTTTGTTGGGGCAGTGCCGAAGCCGGTGAATAGTACTTCCTCTTCAAATGCACGATCTGAATTTTCAGTCTCGAAGAGAGGGGCATGTTCGTCATCGACGCTGCCATACTCAATGCCGAAAATGGCATTTAGACCGGGAAGTAGTTCTTTTGCAATACTAGCTCTATTGATAGCCATTTGTTAACCCTCCTTAGTTAGCTGAAGCGTCGGCTGAGATGTACGCATCAACGTGACGTACAATCCGAACCTCAAGCTTGGGGAAGGCGCGTTCAGCAGAAACTAGGATGTCATTGCCGGGTTCATCAACAACGGCAATTGGCCGAAGCATAGCACTACCAGTTGTCCGAGTAGACGCATCAAGCGAAAACCCTGAACGACCAGTAATTGTTGAACCTGTGCCAAGAGCAACCTGAAAGTTCTGTGAATTAATATCACCAATTGAAACAGAAGCATCAGCCTGTACGACGAAAGTTGCCTGTGGATTATCAACTACCATTGCATAAGCATCGGAAGCTGAAACACCAGCGGTCCAGAAATCAGACCACTTTGGTTCCCCGTTGACAACATAGCGACAACCAATAAAGACACCCAGTGCCTTATCGGTGGTTGTAGCTAGAACATTTACATACCCTGCAGCATTTGTAACGATATCACCATTAAAAATATTGCTGTTGTATCCTGAAGCAATTGGATACTCATTTGCACCAGCACTATTTGGTGAACCACCACGGATGCGTGAAGGGCGAAGACCGTCTGGATTTGCAGTAGCAGTCATATCAGTTCTCCCTTGTTAATACTGTGACAGCAACAAAAGACAGTCTCGACTTCATTGACTAGTCGTCAAAGGAAGCCGCACGGCCTCGTGTTACTTTAGTTCTACTAGAGTTTGAAATGGGCATTGCTGAATTGCTTTCGCGCATAAGCTGGGCATTAACAGCATCAATCATTTCTCTACTCTTGTTCTCATAAAATTCTTTTCGGGACTGTGCACGAGCCTTAGTCATTTTTGCTAGGGCCAAATCTCCACGACAGATTGCGCCAGTATATTTCCCTTCCTCTTTCACGAAAGAGTTATGAGCCATTTCGGGAACTTCGTCAATGGTAACGAACTGCCATCCTTCAGAAAGACGCTTACCAACATTCTGGATGTCATCTCTGCCCTTAAGTAAAATGCGAATCCAACGGAGCGTCATACCTTCTTGATCGAAACGATCTTTGATAATCGGCGGGATTGTGAGCCAGTCTTGCTCTTCAAATACGTCGTTTTGCATTTCTCTTGTCTGGGCTTCCCTAGTGTTCTCATTACGTGATGTTGTTGTACGTGTCATAGTATTATCCTTTCACCGCATTAACCAATAGTGGTATATTCACCTGAAGAGCGTTCAGCTTTAAGCTTCTCTTCAGCGTATCGTTCAAGTGGAATCCCCCACTTATTTGCAAGACGGATATCTTCTTGCGTAAGCTTGACCTTCTTTCCAGAAGAGGGAGATGCTGGTGTGCGTGACGCACCGGCAACCACCTGAGTCGAGTTTGACGCACTCGACTTACGAACTGCAGGTTGCTCTTCGACTGAAGCAGCCTGAAACTTATGTGGAAACTGTTCGCGCATACGGCGATCAATCTCTCCATAAAACTCGTCGTCTGAAGGATCGAACCCTTCATTCTTTAACTCGTAATCCAGAGCAAGTGCTGCTGCAGTCATTACGTTGTCAGAACCAAACCAATCATTTTGTCCTGCCCACTCAACAGCCTTTGGATCATACTGTGGCTGTTGCTGCTGCTGTACCTGCTTCTGTTGAAATTGTTCAGCTTCCTGTATCTGCCGTTCAATCTCTCTGTTGTACTTTTCCCATGAATCTTTGCTGCTATTAACACCTGTCATCTCAGCATAAGCTTGGGACATTGCCTCTTGAGCTTCAAGCATCTCAGCAGAATTACCTTCATCTGCGGCGCGTTGATATGCTCGTTTGGCATATTCAATTTTGTTTAGAAGAAACTGTTCGTTTGAGTCAATGCTCTTCTTTAGTGAAGATGCAATATCCTTTTCCTGTTCACGTAGTTTCCTCTGTAGCTCGTCCTTTTCTTTTTGTAGCGCAGCAATCTGTTCTTCACGTTCCTTGCGCTGCTGGACTAGCTGTCTAATTCGTTTCTGTGCACCTTTAGTTTCAACGCCTTTAAGCTCTGAATCTGCTTGTGCTTCGGCTGGTTCAAAACCTTCTTCTGCATCTTGTGCAGGTTTAGTATCTGGTTTAGGCTCCGGCTCAGTCTCAATCTGTACTGGCTCTGAAGCAACAGCCATTGGTTCATTTTCTTCTTGACCTTCTACTTCAAACTCAACCTTTTCCTTTTGTGAAGGGGCAGGGTTAAGATCAATTTCATTCCATTCTTCTGACATTTATTTTTTTCCTTTACGCAGTTGCGAAACTTACGATTACGCTAATAAGTTATATCTTAACTGATAAAACTTAATTTGACAAATTATAAGTTGGGTCTAACTCTGTGGGATCATTAACAGTCATCATTACCTGATCGTCAAACAGAAGCATTAGCTTGTGGCCCTTGTAATGAAACTTGGTTCCTGCATGTTTGCCATAACAAACATAATCACCAGCTTTGCACCAAGGACCATTTGCAAACTTTTCTTTGTCCTGATATGCCAAGTCTCCAACGGCAAGAACCTTGCCAACAGTTGTAAGATATGCCATATCTTCCTTTGTCGAGTCAGGTAGAATAATCCCACCTTTTGTTTCCTGCTTTACTGACACTGGTCGAATAAGCAGAAAATAACCCGGAATACTTGGTAACTCATCTCCAGTTAAATCAGGAACTTCACTGTCCGTAATCCACTGGTCATTTTTAATGGCCTTTGCCATTCCAGCCTGAATCATCTCTACTCCTTTTTATTGTTCTTCTTCGTAGATGCGTTTGTTTACTACATCCTTTAGTGTATCAGTACACCATTCAATAGCAGTGATCTGTCCGACCATCTGTCTGTACTCATGATATTCAGATGCTGCACCGTTCGCAAGAGAATTTTTCATCTCTTCTTGCTTTTCCTGAAACTTTTTCAGGATGTCATCCCATAGTGTCATTATTCAATCGTATCGTCTTTTGCCAAGGCAGCTACAATATCTGCAGCCTTGAGTATGCGATCATTAGTCAGGTTCTCTTCCTGCTGTAGTAGGTCAGCAAAGATTTCAACTGCCTTCATTGCCTTCTTGGCATTACGATCTTTTTCTTTTTCATCTGACTTAAGAATTTCACTTGCACCCTGAGTATAAGCATCAACTGAAAGTTTCATCTCCTTAAGCTGTAGCTCTCTATTCTTCAGTGCACCTTCAGCCTGTTCCTTGGCAATCTGTGCCTGAAGTTTTTGCTGCTCAATATTGAGACGCTGAGCTTCAAGCTGTACCATCTGCTGTTCAGGTGTAATGTTTATACCCTGTTTAGCAAGGATCATGTTAGTCTGTGCAATCTGTTGTGCTGCCTGTGCCATAATCATTTCAGCAGTCTGTTCGTCAATTGAGCGACCTGCCATTGCAGCCTGTTGTTCAGCCTGTTCAGACATACCGCCAATCTGCTCCTGATACTTGAGGATCATGTGTTCCTGAATGTTTGCCTGTAGTACCGGAACAATTCTCTGCATTGCAGGATTAGCACCGTTCATTGGGTCTTGAATATATGCTGTCTTCATTGCAATATGTGCGTCATGGTTCTGCCCGACAAATGCCTGAATAGGCATCCCCTTGACCGCTGCCAGAATATCTGACATCGGATCAAGTGGAATGGGATCGGGTTTACTAGGCATAATCTTGTCTAGGTTGGGAACATTAGCCGCTGAAAGAATTGTACGGTTAAGTTCTTCCATGTTAAACATACCCGGAGGACTTGCTTGTGCAAGGTTAAGTGCAAGTTGTGCAAGTGCCATGCGATGTGCATTGGAGGGAATGTTAGGATCACTGACAGGAACCACGTCAACACGGCCATCAAAGTCACGGCGATAAATTGTAATGGTATCTTCAGGAATGTCATAGACTTCTTCATCTGGCAAGTACTCGTAATTTAGCCGTGCAAGAAGTTTAAACTCATCCTTCTGTGCTTTGTGCAAACGCTTGTGAATGGCACTGAAGAACTTTGAACTTGCTTCAAGCAGTGCCATTGTTGTACCAACTGGCCCATAGCTTGAAGCATCCGATACCATTTGCTCAGTGGTGTCAGCAAACTTCTGGCCCGTCTGTGAAATAAAGTTAAGCATGTTGAACAGGGTTGCGCTTGGCTCCTTATATGGAAGCGGCACAATTGCCTGTTGCAGATTAACGCCCGTTGCTTCAACGTCCTTAAACTCACCGGGGCTGATAGGATCATTGTCACCAACAATCCGTACACCCTTTTGCTTAAAGCCGCCGGGAAGGTTGGCGAACTGACCTGCATCTACCAATGCTCTCATTGCAGCGGTGGCAGTCATAGTAAGGTTGCCAAGGAAGTGGATCAGGCCAAGACCATAGAACCCAAAGCCGGGAACGTAGCGGTAATGAGTGAAAAACATTTTCTTCTGCTTGGCAGGATCATTAGGATTGTAGTTCCTGCGAACTGAC